ATGGACTGTATGCAAATATTCACGCTAAGAGAGAAAGAATAGCGGCGGGATCGGGCGAGAAGATGAGAAAGCCTGGCACAGAGGGCGCACCGTCTGCCAAGGATTTTAAACAAGCTGCCAAAACCGCAAAGCCCGAAAAAAAGAAATAAATGCTAAATTCATTTGCCAATATACCGCGCCAACAGTCTGCCCAAACGGTAACGGTTGCCGCGCCTATTGGCGGATGGAACGCTCGAGATGCGTTGGGGGCAATGGATCCGTTGGATGCGGTGACGTTGCAGAACTTTTGGCCTGGCACTAACTCGGTTATTTTGAGGAACGGCTACACCAAACACGCCACAGGCTTACCCGCTGAAGTGCAGACGTTGATGGCGTACAGCTCGGGAACTTCAAACAAATTGTTTGCTGTATCTGATGGCAAGATTTACGATGCCACTAACTCGGGCGCGGTGGGTGCAGCGGCTGTAAGCGGTCTTACAAACTCAAAATTTCAGTATGTAAACATCACCACGCCAGCAGCTTCTTATTTGATGGCGGTTAACGGCGCAGACAAACTTCGCACCTTTGACGGCACAAACTGGCACACCGATGGCGATGGGTCGCCTTACGACATTACAAACATTGACACGGCAACGGTCTCAAACATTACGCTGTTTAAAAATCGCATTTGGCTTACGACAAATAACACTTTAAAAGTGTGGTACTTGCCTGCTAACTCCATTGGCGGTGCGGCGGTTGCGTTAGACATGACCAGCATTTTCCAACTTGGTGGCTACATCATGGCGGGGATGACTTGGACGCTAGACGCTGGTTATGGCGTGGATGATTACTTGGTATTTATCACAAGCAATGGCGAGGCTCTTGTTTGGCGCTTAACAGACCCAACAACGCCCGCAGGGATTTCACAGATTGGGCTTTATAAACTTGGCGCACCTATTGGTAGGCGTTGCTACACAAAGTTTGGCGGTGATTTATTGGTCATTACTCAAGACGGCGTAGTGCCTATGAGTGGGGCATTGCAGTCATCTAGGCTTGATCCAAGGGTATCTATTACCAACAAGATTCAATATGCCATGAGTTCGGCAATATCAACTTATGAGGCTAATTTTGGATGGCAATTGCTGTATTACCCAAAAGAGAATCAATTGATCCTAAATGTGCCAATTACAGAGGGTACACAACAGCAATATGTAATGAACAACATTACCAAGAGCTGGTGTAACTTTACAGGTTGGGCGGCAAATTGTTGGGAATTGCACATTGATGATCCTTACTTTGGGGGTAATGGGTATGTTGCCAAGGCATGGAATGGAAATGCCGATGACACCTCTAATATTGAGGGATTTAGTCTACAGAGCTTTCAATCCTATGGCACGGCTTTACAAAAACAATGCAAGATGATTCGCTATCACCTCCAAACCAATGGTACGCCTGCGGTATTTGGTAACGTAAACGTAGACTACAACCTTGCTGATGAATCGGCACAACTTAACTTTTCATCAAGCGTTTATGGCTTATGGGATTCAGGTCTGTGGGGTTCTGCCATTTGGGGTGCTGGGTTAGTGCCAAGCGCTGATTGGCAAGGGGCAACAAATATCGGATATACGTTTGCTCCGCTGATCAAAACTGCCACGCAAGGCATACAATTGCAATGGGTCGCAACCGATCTAGTGTTTGAGGGTGGCGGAGTACTGTGATTTGTACAGATCACGAGATTGGATACTGGGTTGCAAAAAGGGTCAATGGCGGCTATTTCAAGGAAAGAAGCCAAAGCATTGGTCTAAAAAAAGACGGCAAGATTGTGGCAGGCGTGATCTATCAAGACTACAACAACAGATCAATTGTTTGCCATATTGCAATTGACGGTCGGATGACCAAAGATTTTTTATGGGTAATATTTGATTACCCATTTAAAGTTTGTGAAGTTGAAAAAATCATTGTGCCTGTTGCAAGCGAAAACAAAAAAAGCAACAAAATCGTGACCAACATGGGTTTTACAGAAGAGGCAAGAATCAAAGATTGCCACCCTGATGGAGACATCATTCTGTATACGTTAAAACGTGAAGATTGTAGATTTTTAGGGGAAAGATATGGGAAAAGACGCACCATCACCACCACCAGCACCTGATTACAGGGGCGCAGCAATTGAGCAAGGCGCGGCTAATTTAGAGTCTGCAAGGGCAACGGCGAGGCTTTCTAATCCCAATACATACACGCCTTACGGTACGCAATTGGTGAGCTATGACGGCGATGTTCCTACTATTCGGCAAACCCTTACACCTACCGCACAAAGAACTTTAGAGGCGCAACAAGGCGTTCAGCTATCACTTGCAAACCTTGGACAAAAAGGCGCAGACACCGCAAGTAGTGTGTTAGATAAGCCTTTTAGTTTTGGTGGGCCTGCTGTACAAACATCCTTAGACACAAGCCAAATTGCCAAGATGCCAGTTAATGCGGGCATGACAGGGCAAGAGGCAATCATGCAACGCCTAGAGCCATCTTTGGCAAGGCAACGCACAAGCACAGAAACGCAATTGATAAATCAGGGTTTGCGGCCTGGCACAGAAGCTTACGATAATGCCATTCGAGTGCTTGGACAACAAGAAACTGATGCTAGAACGCAAGCGGTTGTTCAAGGTCTTAACCTTGATATTGGCGCAAATCAACAAGGGTTTGTTCAGCAGCTTGAGGCGGGTAAGTTTGGCAATACCGCCGTACAGCAGGCGCTTGCACAAGCAATTCAGCAGCGTCAAATGCCATTGAACGAGATCACGGCGCTTATGTCAGGCTCACAGATTCAAAACCCACAGTTTGGGGCGTATTCGGGGGCAACCGTAAATGCCGCACCAATATTTGCAGGCGCACAAGCGCAAGGGGCGTTTGATCAAAACACTTATAACCAACAGGTTGCGGGTGCAAATGCAGAAACAGCAGGTTTATATTCTTTGGGTGGCGCGGCAATGAAATACGCCCCTGCAATGATGGCGGCATCAGATCGTAGATTAAAGTCAAACATTGTCAGGATTGGCACTCACCCAATTGGCGTTGGGATCTATGAGTACGATATTTTTGGCAGTAGACAAATTGGTGTGATGGCTCAAGAGCTAATGGAAGTGATGCCCGAGGCAGTACATCAGCACCCCGCTGGGTTCTTGATGGTTGATTATGGGAGACTTTAATGCAAGGAATTAATTTAAGCCCTCTTACTGCTGAACAAGCGGCATTAGACCGCCGCCGCAAGATGGCAGAGGCTATGCAACAGCAGGCTATTTTGCCCATTGATATGCCAAACGTGGCAGGCGCAAAGGTAAGCCCATACCAAGGTCTTGCCAAGCTATTGCAAGGCTACATTGCTGGTCAAGAATTAGAAAAAGCCGACACCGAGCAAAAAGAACTTGAAGCTAACACAATGGCAGACTTTGCCAAGATTTTTGATGTTGCGGGTCGAACCGAAACTATACCTGGCAAGGTAATTACGCCTGCTGTGCCAGGCGTAGCAATACCCGAAAATGTTGCACGACAAGCAGAGTTAGCAAAATTAGATCAGCCAGCGCTTGGTTTTGAAGGGCAAGCTGCAATTGCTAAAAATTTGATGCGTCCTGAAGACGTACAACAAATTAAAGATTTACCGACTAGCACGGTTGCTGTGCCAGCAGTAATGTCTCCTGATCAACAAGTTCCCGCGCTTAAAGCCAGTATGTTAAAAGAAAAGGATTTTACAAAAACAAGCGCAGGTAAAATGATGTTGGCGCAGGCTTTGATGCAACAAAGAGCACAAGAACAGGCTGAAGCTTTAAGAAAACGAGAAGCAGCGCAAGCAATTCAAAGCGTAGGGCCTGGCTCAACTTTGTATCAAGGCGGCAAGGCTATTTACACAAATCCTAAAGAATCGCCTGTGCGTGAAATCAAAACCAATGATCCCATCACAGGAATGCCTATAACTAAATACGTCCCTGAAAATGTGCTTTTGACAATGGGGGCAATACCCGATCAATTTAAAGGCTTTGCGGCTGACTTGATCATGGCTAAGAATTTGCCAGCTCAAATCATGAAAGACCCTCAATTGCTTAATTTGGTTGGTTCTCAATTGAACAAGCAAGCTGGTCAAGTCACTCAAGAAGATGTCGCCAACTATATGTTGAAAGTGGCAGAGGTTCGGGCTAGACTTAATTACGACAACATAAAATTTGATGCGCCTGTTGGTTTGACTGCCGCGCCCAATCCTTTAATTCCACCAGCACAAAAAATTACAACCAAAGCTGAAATTGCAGAAGTCGCTAAAAAGTCAGGAAAGACAATTGAGCAAGTAACACAAGATGCAATAGCGAAAGGCTACAAGGTGCAATGATGGGATTATTTGACGATCTTTATGGAACACCCGAGCCAGCGCCTGAACCTGCTAAAAAGCCAGTTAAGCCTGTTTATAAGCCGCTTACACCTGTTGCCCAACCTGCGCCTGTTGTCCAACCAGCGGCGCAAGCAATTGATGCTGAGCTTGTACCAAGTAAACCGCCGCCAGGTCTATCGCCGAGAGCGCTCAATGATTTCAAATTGTCAGAAGCCAATCGTATTGCTGCGGCAAAAATTCAAAAAGCAAAAGACGAGCGAGATGCGGCGCAAAAATTAAAAGATGAAGAACGCAACGCAATAGCCAAACCTCCAGCCGAATTTATGGCTAAAGCAAAAAAACTTAAAGATTTTGAAGGTTTTTTAACAGATTACAAACAGGAATTGTATAAAGATTTAATGGTTTTTCCTAAAGAAATCCCATTAATTCCAAGTCAAGGTATGGCTATTCCTTTGCCTGTTGGCTCTGACACGGCGCGGATGAATTCAAAATACACAGCTTTGCTGATGGGGCTAAAGGATGCGTATGAGCTTGGCGCTTTAACTGGCCCTGACATGAGTATTGTGGAAGCTCAAATTACTAACCCCGCAACAATAGCAGGCGCATTAACAAGCCGAGATGCAATGAAAGAACAAGTTAAGGTTATGGAGGGTTTGTTAAATAGATCGAAACAAAACCTTGAATCTTCTTATGGTAAAAAAATGGACTTTGGAATGCCTCCCGATGGAGCTGGTGCAGTCAATCCTGCAAATGATCCACTTGGATTAAGACCAAGGAGACCATAATGGCAACGCTTGCTGAATTTCGCACACAAAATCCGCAATACAACGATATGCCTGATGCGGCGTTAGCGGATGCTTTGCACGGTAAATATTATTCAGATGTGCCAAGGGGTGAATTTTTTAAACAACTTGGTGTAGCAAGCGCACAGATACCAGGCGCGGAAAACGTAACAAGTGTGCCGCCTAAACCTGTTTCTATGCAAGACCGCGTTATGGGGTTAGTTGAAACCCCTGCAATTATGGCTGGTCAAGTTGGGCGCATGGTGGCTACGCCTATTGCTCAAATGTTTGGCGAGGCGTATGGCGGTTATGGAACGCCACAAGGTAAAGAGATGGGGCAAAAAGCCGCCCAAGTAACTAGCCAACAGTTTTACCAACCACGCACAGAAACAGGCCCTGATATTGTTAAGCAGATAGGCACGGCTTTAAATGCTTTACCTCCAACCTATGGGGCATTGGGCAACAAATTATCTGTTTTAACGCCTGCCGCTGTAAGTCAAACCAAAGCAATTGTTACTCCTGCGGCAATTAGCACACAACAACGATTAGCGCAGGCTTTAAGCTCAAATGAGCCGCAAATGGTGGGTATGGGTGCGGCATCAACAAGTCCAGCTTTAATGCGCCAAGAGCGAGCTTTAAGGCAAGATATTCCTTTGACCAAGGGCGAGCAGTTACAAGATTTTGGACAGTTAAAGCGCGAGTCTGACCTACCAAAAGAAAATCCCGAATTGGCAAAAGGTTTAACTGAATTTAAACAATTACAAAAAGAAAAGATTTTAAAGCGCTTTCAACAGTTGGCTGACCAAACTGGTGCAGAGTATGCCGATCCCGAGCAATATCGTAAGGTTGGCTCATTAGTTGATGATGCTTTAGTCAAAGAATTTGATGCCAAAAAACTTAAAGTGGATAAGGCTTACGAGGCAGCTAGGAATGCTGGCGAAACCAAGCAAGTAATTGACACTACAAAACTTGACCAATGGTTAGAAACTAATGCAGGTAAAGCTATTTCTGTTCGTGAAATTAAATCAATTGAAGCAGATTTAAAAGCATTAAAGAAAATAAAAAATGGTCAAGTTACCATTGACGATCTTGAAGAATTGTATAAATCTGCGGGTCAGTTAGGCGAGCCTGGCAAGCCATCAGGCGTATTTATGAAACAGGTTAAGGACGTTATTAACGACATGACTGAGGGCGCTGGTGGTGACTTGTACCGCGCCGCTAGAACGCAACGCAAAGAGCTTGCAAATAATTTTGAAAATACTTACCGTGTGGCTAAATTGCTTGGCACAAGAGGTGGCTATGCAGACCGTGCAATTGCCTTAGATGATGTGTTTTCTCATGTGGTGCTAAGTGGCAGCTTAGAGGAAATGCGGACGGTTACCAAGTTATTGAAAAAAGGTGGGCCACAAGGTCAACAAGCATATGCCGAATTACAAGGCCAAACAATTCAATATTTAAAAGATCGTTTGACAAAAAATGCAAAGGATGAACTATCATTTGCCAAGCTCAAGACGGCAATTGACACGTTAGACCGAGAAGAAAAACTTGTTTATATGTTTGGCAAGCAAGGTCGCGATACATTGATGGACGTAAGAAATGTCATACAAGATGCTTTGGTAAAGCCCGAGGGTTCGGTTAACTATTCCAATACTGGTAGCGTCATTGCAAGATATTTTGATAAATTAACAGCTACGGTAACACCAAAATTTGCAAAAGAATTATTGAAAGACAGAGAAGTCAAAAAACAAGTGGAAGAAGCCACAAAATACAATGCTTTAGCGGATGCTTTGAAAGGTAAAAAATGAGTTACAACGGTTCAGGTACATTCCAAATAAACACCTCGGGGCAACCTGTAGTCGCAGGCACGGTCATATCCTCAACGGCCTTTAACGCCCTCACAGCGGACTTAGCAACAGGACTGTCTACGGCTATCACAAAGGACGGTCAGACCACGACAACGGCTCGCATACCGTTTGCGGCGGGTATTAACTCAAGCCTAACAACAGACTCCTCTAGCACCTCCACAGGGTCAATCATTACTGCGGGTGGTGTGGGTATAGCCAAGGCGCTTTATGTGGGTACAAACGCCAATGTAGCGGGTACTCTTGCGGTTACTGGCGTTGCAACATTTAGCGCTGCGCCCATTTACTCTAGCTTAACTGCTTCAAGTGCGGTAGCCACAGATGCGTCTAAAAATCTTGTCAGCGTCACTAACACAGGCACAGGCAACAACGTATTGGCGACTAGCCCAACCTTGGTAACGCCTATCCTTGGAACGCCAGCAAGCGGTAGTTTGGTAAATTGCACAGATATAAATTACACAGGCTTCAAGAACCGCCTCATAAATTCCGCAATGGTGATTGACCAAAGGAATGCGGGGGCGGCATCCGCAAACACAATTAATGGATATTTTTTAGATAGATGGTTTGTAACTCAATCTACAACTGGTAAATTGATTGCTCAACAAAATGCGGGTGCAGTTACACCACCAACAGGCTTTAGTAATTATCTTGGAATAACCTCACAATCCGCATATTCTGTTACAAGCACAGACTTATTTCTTATTTTTCAAGCAGTAGAAGGTTTTAATAGTTCTGATTTTTCTTTTGGTACTGCAAGTGCTTCAACAGTCACTTTGTCATTTTGGGTTCGTTCAAGTTTGACAGGAAACTTTGGCGCGTCTATAAAAAATGCAGCGGCAGATCGTTCATATCCATTTAGCTACACCATTTTAGCGGCAAACACATGGGAACAAAAATCTGTAACTATTGCAGGAGATACATCAGGAACATGGATTGGCGCTACAAACGGAATTGGGTTATATCTTTCATTTAGCCTTGGGTCAGGTTCAACCCGCCTTGGAACTGCTAATACTTGGGCATCAGCAAACTATGACGCACCAACTGGTTCAACATCAGTAGTCGGCACAAACGGCGCAACTTTCTACATCACAGGCGTACAGCTAGAAAAAGGCTCAACAGCAACGAGCTTTGACTACAGACCTATTGGTACTGAGTTGGCTTTGTGTCAAAGATATTTTTGCAAAACATTTCCAATTGGTACTGCACCTGGTAACGATGTAACAATTGCTGGAGCATTTAGAGGAACAGCAGTAACCATCAATGCACTTTCACAAATTGAACCTGCGGGAACTTGGAAATTTCCAGTTTCAATGCGAGCTACTCCAGGCACAATAACTTTGTACGCGCCTGGCACTTCTGGTCATACCGCTGGTCAATGGACTAATGATGGAAACGCAGGAAGCTCTGCAAATGCTAGAACTAATTTTGCGGGAACAGAAAGCACATCATTTGACAATACTGGAGTTCTTGTAGCGGCTGGTTTTAGACCAATTATTCATGCAACAGCAGATGCGGAGTTATGAAATGATTACTTATAAATTGTCTAACAATAATGTTTATGTTGAAAAATTTATTGACGGCATTCCAACAGGCGAATGGTGCAATAGTGAAACAAATGAAGCCTACCTAAAGTGGCTTGCAGAGGGCAATACACCATTGCCAGCGGATGAATCATGAGCGACTTAGAAAAAGACTTTGCTGTGCATGAAGCAATATGCGCCCAAAGGTACGAGGCTATTCAATTAGCGTTGAAAGACGGCGATAAGCGCATGAACAAAATTGAATACTTGCTTTACGCTGTAATGATGTGCGTCTTGTTTGGCCCAGGCGTTGCTGGCGAGTTTGTAAAAAAAATACTGGGGCTGTAAATTGATCCGTTCACCGCAGCCCTTGCCGCTATTGCCGCTATCAAGCAGGCCGTATCGTTTTATAAGGACTGCAAAGCGGCTTCCAAAGATGTCACTAGCATCACAATGGAAATATCGGGTTACATTGGTAAATTCTTTGATGCCCACGAACAAGTTAAAACCGCAGCCGCAGAGCAAAAAAAGAATCCACCAAAGGGTAAGTCATTAAAATCTCAAGCGCTTGACAACATTTTTCAAGAGATGGAGTTAGAGCGCCAAGCAGTCGAATTGAGGGAATTGTTGATCTACGGCGTTGACCCTGCCCTTGGTGCAGTTTGGACAAGGTTTCAAGAAGAGTTTGAACGGTTGCAAGCCGAACAGGAAAAAGAGAGGCTAGAGCAAGAAGCAAAAGATAGGGTCGCACAATGGCAACGGCGAAAAATGCTAAACCAGCTTCAAGATCGAGCGCTAATAATCGGAACGGTAATGATAGTTACCCTATACCTCCACCTCCTCTTCCAAGCAATCCGACAAATGAGGATTCTCAAGTGGGTTTCTTAATTGCTTTCTTGAGTATGGTGGTGGTGTTTGGGTTGTTGTTGCCAATTCTTGGAATGATGTATTTAGACATTCTTGAGGCAAAGCAAGAAACCAAACGTCAGCAAGAAATAGTGCAAAGGTTGATTAACAAAGCGGAGGTAGAAAAAGATGCAAGCACCGATAGATCCAAATGACAAAACAGCCAAGCATTTTATTTACTACTATGCGTGGTTTTGGGCATCAACTTCTGTTCTTTACTTTTTTGCCGTAACCTTTATTTTGTTGCCTGAGGGCGGTAGGGACTTTGCCAACATAATTTTGGGCTTCTTGTTGGGTACAGCAGTCGCCACCATTATTTCGTTTTTCTACGGCTCAAGTAAATCTAGCAAGGACAAAACTGAAGCCATGATGAAAGCTGATGATGTTAAGCCTATTTAATCCTTGGGTTTTACTTGCTCTAATTTGTGCTTTTTTGGGCGTTGGTGCGGTATCGTACACAAAAGGGCAAGATAATGAGCATGACCGTCAGCAGATTGAAATAGCCGCATTAAACGCCAAGGCTAGGGAAACTGAGCAAACAATGGCGCAAGTGGCTCAGACGTATGGACAAACACTAAGAAAGGCCAATGATGTTGCAAAGGTTAAAGAAGCTAAGTTACGCAATGATATTGTGTCTAGCAAGCTACGGCTGTTCGTTCCTATCCAAGCCCCCGATTGCCCCCTACAAGCCCCCACAGATGCCACCCCTGCCGCTAGAGATACAGAAACAAAAGCCGAGCTTGACCCAAGAATTGCTGAATCTCTTATCGATCTCACCAGCCGAGGCGACCAAGCCATCCGCAGCCTTAACGCCTGTATTGACCAATACAACGAAATGAGGAACATGAAATGACCATCTATATTCCATTGCTTTATATCTGTATAGCGATGGAATGTAAGTTTTTTCAATCCGAGATTTACACCTTAGATAAACAAAAATGCGAACAAGAAATAGCTCAACAAAAAATTGAAATTATTAATTTGGGCAATACGGTTGAAGCAATTTGTATAGATATGGACATCAAACTAGAGAAAAAACAAAATAAATACAACATTATTTATTAAACTGCAAACAAATTACATTAAGATTCATGCTGTTGTCATTGATATAGTTTAATTTTAGGCAACTTTATTGGAGTTGTCATGTCAGGAAAACCTGTTTACAGCGATCAAGAGTTTGTCGAGCTTTGGAATACGTATGAATCAGGTGCTGCAATGGCAAAAGCCGTTGGCATGGACTTGCGTAATATTCTTAGACGCAAAAGCAATTTAGAAGCTAGATATGGCATTACTTTGCATCAAAAATCAAACGTAGTTAAGATGGTTGCAAAGCCCAATAATTCAGCTCGCAAAGAATTGGGGATTGAAAATGGCGTTGTTTTGGTTTTTAGCGATGCTCACTTTTGGCCTGGCATACATACGACAGCGTATAAGGGTCTTCTTTGGGCGATTAAAGAGTTTCAGCCAAAGGCCGTTATTGCCAATGGAGATATATTTGATGGCGCTAGTATTTCTCGCTATCCTCGCCACGGTTTTGACTCCACTCCATCAGTAATTCAAGAGCTAAAAGCTTGTGAAATAGCCCTTGGTGAAATTGAAGATACAGCAAGAAAAGCAAGAAGCAATGTAAAGCTAGTGTGGACACTAGGCAACCATGATGCACGGTTTGAAAATAGACTTGCTGCCAACGCACCTCAATATGAGTTTGTGAAAGGTTTTACGCTAAAAGACCACTTCCCTACATGGGATCCATGTTGGTCATGTTGGCCTACAGAAAATGTCGCTGTCAAACATCGTTGGAAAGGCGGTATACACGCTACACACAACAATACTGTTAATGCTGGAGTGACAATTGTCACAGGTCACTTGCACAGTTTAAAAGTCACGCCCTTTGCCGACTACAACGGCAATCGATTTGGTGTTGATACAGGTACGCTGGCAGAGCCTGACGGCCCTCAATTTATAAACTATTTGGAAGACTCGCCAACCAACTGGCGGTCAGGTTTTGCGGTACTGACGTTTCATGAGGGCAAGCTGTTGTGGCCCGAGCTGGTGCATAAATGGTCTGAGAATCAAATCGAGTTTAGGGGTAAGGTTTATGACGTATGACCTTGTTGCTTATCTAAGATCAGAGATCAAAGAACTGCATAACATATTGCATGAAACGCAGTTTGCTTTAGCGCAAGCAAATGACAGACTTAACCGCCGATCTGAGCCTTTGAGTGAAGAACGTATATACACGTTATACCGCCGCAGTCTTGATTGGCGGCAGTTAGCTAAGGACATTGAAGCAGATCACGGCATTGAATAAAAAAGGGGAGTCCGAAGACCCCCCTAAAGACAACTGCATAAAAATTATGCCACACGTTCCCACACAATACCATCGTCGTCTTCTACAGTCTCACCGATTTCGTATTCTTCGGATTCTTCGTCTTCTTCGGTTTCGTCTTCTTCGTCTTCGCTAACTTCTTCTTCTTCATCGCCTTGGTTGTATTCGTATTCGTCAGTAACGTCATAGTCAACGCACCAGCCGTGCAATTGTTGGAATTCGATAAATTCTTGGATGATTGCAATTTTCTCAAAATCATCTGTCTCAATAGTTACTGAGTCATTTGCAAATTCCCACTCTGCGATGTTAATTTCAATCTTGTACATGATGTTTCCCTTGTTATGGCGTGATTGCCAAGTAAAATGCTACAAGTAAATTGTGACAATTTTCTACAGGAAAAATATGAACTTAACGCCTAATTTTACCCTTGAAGAACTTACGCATACTGACCACCGCACGCTTGACAATACGCCAAATAATGAAGAATTAGCCAATTTGCGCCGTTTAGCTGAGTTTCTTGAGCAATTAAAGAAAGTCTTGGGCGGCAAGCCAATCATGATTAATAGCGCATTTAGGTCAAAAGCTGTAAATGATGCGGTGGGTTCGAGTGACAAATCACAACATAGACGTGCTTGCGCGGCTGATATTAGAGTGCCAGGCATGACCCCCAATGAGGTGGTGAGCGCCATCATTAAATCTGACTTACCCTATGATCAAGTTATCCGCGAATTTGACCGCTGGACGCACGTTTCAATCTCCAATTCTGCCAATGTCAAGCCACGCAAAATGGCATTGATCATTGACAAACAAGGCACAAGGGCATACGCCTAGTTTTTATCAACGTCTTGAAGAAACGCTAGAACGTATGCAATCAGCACTATCGTACCGATCCCAATAACTGCGCCTATGGCTAAAGCGAAGATTGTTGCAATCATAAAAACTCCTGTTGTTTTTTCCATCTCCTGCACAAATCTTTTGCTTCTTTGCTTTTAGGTTTTCTGTCGCACATCTCGCTGATGGATTTCTCTTTTGCCTTTACCTGAAGCTGTGACAGCGTTAATGGCGGCTTGGGCAAAGCAGAACTAGCAAGCCAAAAACAAAGCGCAGCCATTAACAATCGCTCAGTCACTTTTTTCCTCTATTGTGTAAAACCAATCGTCACCAGTTGACCACTTGCGTGTGCCATCCACAGACCATAAATGTTGCGCGGCTTGGAAATCGGGAAACTTGGTTTCGCTAGGCACAAGGCTTTGGTCATACCACAGGCATCGATTATTGGGCTGGCAAGCAAACTGACCTGACTCAAGTTTAATGAAGTTAAAGCTTTTATGCTCCTCGGCGGTCTCTGTGAAACCAGTATCCAAATCCATGCCATCAGCACAGAAATCCACGGTAAACAAGTATGTGCCAAAGTGCCATTGCTTATCCTTGCCAAGAAACTTAACGCCAAGGTTACGCAAGCCAATCTTTTCAATAATGGTAAACCGATAGCCCATGCAGTCCCACAATTGCAGAATGTCCACAGGCAAGTCACTAGCGCCCTCTTTCCACACATAGGCATGGATGGGTAGCTTGTCATACAAAGCGCCGTATTCTGTCAGCAACGACTCAATCCTGAACACTTGCCCTCTGAGGGCTTTGAGGCTGACCCACACGCAAGGCACAAGCTCGCCATGCCTTTTGGTGTGGTTGTATAGAAACTCAGCCTTTACAAAGCATTTGATGGGTGGTAATGATGAAACAAGATAGCTCATGTATTAACCTGTGGTGGTGTGCAAGTGTGAATCGTGGTCAAGTCTGCTGTGCGTTTGCCGCATCGTAAGCAAAAGTTACGTTCTTGTTCTGACAAGGCTTTGGCAGCTACCAGTTTGGCAAAGGCTTCAAGTTCTTCAACCTCAAATTCAAAGAATATGATTCGACCATAATTTCTTTCTGAGACTTGTGTAGCCATCTCAATGATTTCATCTTGTGTCATATCAATTCCCGCTGTACTGGCACAAATTGCCATTCTCTTTCTGCCCTGCCTGAGTTTGACTTGGTGGTACGCCCTGTAAGCTCTACCCGCCCATCTTTCTCAAGCTCTTTCATGCGCCTAGCGACCTGATTACCATCAAGCCCCACTAGCTCGGCAATGCCATCTTTGCCCATTGGCCCAAAGCGACGCAGGCACTCCACAATCTTTTCAAAGTGCTGCTTTGCGAGGTCTATGGATTGATCTGCGGCGGCGTGACTAGTTGAGGGGTCAAGCCCCCTAGCTCTAAAAAGGTACGTCATCTTCTTGATCCCTTCTTACTTTGTTTGGTCTGTCAGATTTAACAAATTTGTTATCTTCTGGCTCAAAACACGTTGCCCAACCGTCCCAACCGCCGCTTACAAATGGAATTGAATCTAACTTAACTGACAATTTTTCTGTATTGCCTTCCCAATAAATTGCGCCAATTGTTTTCCATCTTTTCTTTTCTTCACCTGTGGTGTTAATGTAAGTACCTGTGGCAACGACAATATCTTTAAATTTTTTCATGGCAAACTTTCTAGCTGTTGGATTTTTAGGTCTACATCACCCAAAAACTGGATGACTGAATTCTCAAGCAAATTAACCATTTCGGGGTCATAGTTAATACGCTTGATGAATAGCTGATGTCTCTCAGGAAGACGAGGATCGAATGAAACAAAGTCGCACCAGGGGCGGTCAGCACAGGCCATTTGCCACATCATTTGCGTAATGTACTTTTCAGGCACTTTTCGGTCTAACAAGGTTTGGAGATGGGTCGCAGTATTGGGCGCTTTTATCTCAACCATACCCTCATTTGCCAAGCCATCAGGTGACGCACCCGACATGGTGATCCAAGGGTGGTCGATAAACCCCACCTCGGTGACTAACAAGTCCATTCGCGCCTCATAAGCAGCTCGGGCAAATTCTTCCTGCTCCGTTCCCCAAGACATTGCTGCGTTGCTGTAGGACTCGGCAGGCTTGCCTGTTAACCTTTCACAAACCAATTGGGCTAAGTAATTCTCGCGGCTGGCGCTTGGCCCTGATTTGGTCTTGGCAATGATGTCAGCCACACGGCTTGCGGTGACTTTGCCACACCTAGCGGCAAACCATTCCTCTGTACGTTGCTCCATTATGCTTCCCTCGCTTTTAACATTGCGTCTGCCAATTCATATGCTTCTGCCGCCAATTGGTCGTTAGTCCAATCCTCTGATGGCCCACTTGCACAAATACCTTGCACAGCCTTTGCCGCAAAGTAGTCACGCAAGGTCATGCCTGTTTGGTCGGTGCGGTTGGGGTTAGGAAATGCGTTCATTTAGTTAACTCCGCTGACAATGTGGCTTCCAATTGCGACTTTTTAGCGTCTTTTTTGTTGATGACCTTGGTCTGCCATGCCTGCTCGCCATTTGTCGCCTTGTATGCGTCTTTGTAGGCTTGCTGTAGCTCTTTGATGGTGGTCACCTCATCCATTGCCGCCAGTAGGTCAGCTATTTGGCTTTCATTAACCGTAGATTTGATCTCTGTGCGGCGGCTGGCTGCATTGGCATCATCATCCTCGGGCGCTAAACCTGTGGCTGCCAAAAGGCTGTACCGCCTGGCATACGTCAAAGCCGAGCCGTAACCCTGTGGGTCTTGTTTTCCAGCGGGAACGTGCAACATTCCGCATTCCATGACTTCACCTGATTCATGGATAAACACGGTCTCAACCAAAACACCATCCTTGCATTCATAGGTGCGTTGCATAAGACCAATACCGTTGGCGTTTAAAGCCTCTATAACCGCCTCAATGCAATTAGCTAGGTCAGCATACTTGGATTTAAAGTGCGGGTTTGTAGACGTTTTTAGAGCTGGCCCAAACTGGCGCTGTGCCTTAACAAATGCCGCAGCAATGTTTTTTTGAATGGGTGTAAAAGTTTCCATGATTTTTCCTTTAATAATATTTGGGGGCGCAGGTCACATCCACGATGGTCTCTGCGGTGTAACCATTGATCTTGCGTTTGCCAAACACGGTAATGGCTCGCAAACCTGACGTTTCGCATTGCTTAACAGCATCAATGATTTCACTTCTGCCCATCGATTGGATTTGTTTATCCATGATGAGCTGTTGTTCGACCATCTTTGGCTCGCTGGCGCAACCGACCAGCACTAACAATAAAAGTGCGTATTTCATGGTTATCCTTAAAAAGTTTTGTTGAAATAGCCGTTGATGACAGATGCGACACGCTGGTGGCTTGGTGGCTCATAGCCTGCGTATTCTTTTACTTCTTTTTCAATCCATTTAAAATGAAGTTTGGGAATATCGTAGGTGATGTCTAAGCCATCTTTAAAAACAAAAATGTCGAAGTAGCCATCCATTTCATAGTCTTCAGGCTCAACCCAAGACCATTGCACGGTAACCTCATCCCAAATTATGTAGGTGATAAATTCACCCTCATCGCCGTCATTTAACATCATGCTCTCCATACTAAAACGTCAAGAGCAACCACTACAATAGCCGTAATGGAGACAATCCATAGGCACACTTGCGCCCAATTTATGGGTTTTTTGTAAGTTTCTATCTCGAACATAACTACTCCTAAAAGACCCTATGCGAAATTGCTGGGGCATGGATGTATTGTTAAGCCAACTAAACACACAGTCAAGTATTATTTGTAGGTGTTTTCCCTAATGTCGCTTATTTGTTAATTAGGCTTTACAATCTACGCATGACAAAACAAGAATTAATTCAGTTGGCAGGCTCACAAAGTGAGCTTGCTAGGCTATTGAACATTTCTAGGGCGGCGGTGTGCTTGTGGAAAACCGTACCTGAGTTGAGAATGCGCCAGCTCAGAGACCTTAGACCCGAGTGGTTTACAACCTAAAAAAATTATGTATACTCACAACTGTCTAGAGTGGCATCTAGGCGATAGAGGTGGATCGTTGAACCCTACAGATATTTGTGCGGTCTTGTCAGACGACAAACGAACTTTTGATTCACCTCAATCGCTTGTTGTTGCTCTCGCCAAGAGCCAAGACCGCAGAGAGATTTGTAGGGTTTTTGCTTTTGTACAACGCAATGCGGTACGTCGATGGTTGCGATTGAGATACCCCGATACACGAGCAAACCAAATCGGGGAGCGTGGGCTAAGTCTTAGAGCGCGGTGGTTGAAACAGTCTGAGATAGTGCGATGCGATGACATGGCTCCGAAGAGCAACATCGAGGCACAGGCGAACTTTGGTTTTGACCACGGTAAGGCTGTGCTTTGCTCCAACAATCACCAAAGAGCAATAAGGGGATACAGATGACAAACTTCGAACGATTTTGGGCAGCTTGGCCTATCAGCACACGCAAGGGCGGCAAGTCTGATTGCCTTAAGCGATGGGAGAAGTATTATTGTGATAGCTGCATTGATCAAATAATCAAGCACATTGAGTGGATGAAAACCACCGACCAATGGCGCAAAGACGGCGGTGCATATATACCCTCACCTGCTGTTTACCTTAACCAACGCCGATGGGATGGGGCTGAGATACCTGAAGATAAAAAGACCATCCATATCCTTGAAAAAATCGCCCAAGACCGTGCAAGGGCAGTTCCAATGCCTGCGGACATAAAAGCCAAACTTGATGCGTTGCGGGGCAGATAATGAATGACCGAAGCCAAGCAAACCAGCTCCTTGACCGACACAAAGAAACCCGCCAACTTAGCTACGCTGACATTACAAGAGCGCTTGCACTTACTGGAGACCTTGAGGCAGACGGAAGCGAGGGAATGGGTAGCGAGATACCGCAAGAAAGCGAGAGACCTTGGGAAAATCAAAGCATCGGCATGGTGGTGGCAGGTTTACTCAGATATAGAGAAGCGGCGTGGAACAGCGGTAGCCAACGATTTACGCAGGAGAATGAATGAGATACGCGGCGAGAGTTGACGCAAACCAAGATCAAATAGTGGTTGCATTAAGGGCGGCTGGCGCTTATGTTTGGATCATTGGCCTACCAGTTGATCTATTGGTTGGGTACAAGGGTCACACATTCTTGGTGGAGATTAAAACAAATGCCAAGAAGCGTTTAACTACCCTACAACGAGATTTTTTTGAAAGTTGGAGCGGAAGTACGTTGGCGCGGGTTGATAGCCCTGACGCGGCTTTACGCATGATTGGGGTATTAAAGTGAAACCTGAAGAAGCGGCGCAAGCCATCAGAGACAAAGCGCCAGCTTACGGCGAAGCTAAAGCCCAAAGGGTTTACCTTGAAGAATTCCGCAAAAGCCAAAAAGCCTTGTTGATGAGGGATGCCCTAGAGATGGGCTTTGAAGCGGCAAACGCCCAAGAAAGGGAAGCATATGCAGACCCTGTTTATGCCAAGCTGTTAAGGGGATTGGCTGCGGCAATTGAAAAAGAAGAAACGCTGAAATGGGAAATTGAGGCGGCAAGGCTTGATATAGAGATTTGGCGAACACGAGAAGCAACCAACCGAATGCAAGACAAGGCACACCAATGAAATGTCCCGAATGCGGGACTTGGACTATCGTAAAAGAAACAAGAACTTCAAGAGGAAACACACGGCGGCGGCGTTTAGAGTGCGCTAACGAACATAGATTTACCACGCTGGAGACCATAGTTGTACCAAAAACACCAATACATCAGAAGCAAAAAACTCCTAAAGCTGGTGGCGGGACTTGATTGCCAGGCTTGCGGGTCGGGCAATATGGTGCAGGCAGCTCACACCAATTGGGGTGGCGGTAAGGGTCGAGGGGTCAAGGCTGATGATAATTTAGTGGCGGCTTTGTGCCTTAAATGTCACTACGAAATTGATCAAGGCAAAGAATTAAGCAAGGAAGAACGACAAGAAAAATGGCATCATGCCCACATAGCCACAATTGCAAAACTTTGTGATCAAAACGTTTGGCCTCTTGACGTACCTATTCCAGCGTTTACAATAGAGTAGCAGTTGTCTCATTCGCAGGGGCATTAACACCCCTGCATTTTTTAGGGTAAATATGAAAAAAGACGTTGCAGACTTTATTTCCACGTTGTTTCACAGCTCAACGGTGACGCACTTCATGCACTTAGCGACTGACTCATTTGCAGTTCACATGGCGCTTGGGGCTTACTACACGGAGATTCTTGAGCTGGCTGATACATACGCTGAGGCTTACGCAGGGTGTTACGAGAAGATCAAGGATTTTCCTGAAAACTTTCACAATGCCAAAGACCCTGTTAAGTATTTGACAAGCATCAAAGACTACGTTTACAAAAACCGTGAGGCTTTGCCTGATGACAGCCAGCTACAAAACATTGTGGACGAGATAGCGGCGCTGATCGACTCAACCTTGTACAAGCTAACATTAAAATGATCAGGATATTTGCTGGCTATGACCCAAGAGAGGCTATTGGCTACCATGTGTTTTGCCAAAGCCTAATTGAGCGCACCAGCGAGCCAGTAGCCATAACACCGCTATACGGTACACAACGAGACGGCACAAACGCATTTACCTACCAGCGGTTTCTAGTTCCATACTTTACAAAATTCACAGGCAAGGCAATATTCTTGGATGCCAGCGATATGCTAATGCTTGCCAACATTGATAACCTTAACAAGTTATTTGACCCAACCAAGGCGGTGCAGGTTGTTAAGCATGAATATCAGACCAAGCACCCAAAGAAATACATTGGCACACCAATGGAAGCGCCAAACAGGGATTACCCAAGAAAGAACTGGTCAAGTTTAATACTTTGGAATTGCGATCACCCAAGAAATAAGGTATTAACGCCTGAGTTTGTAGATGACCACAGCGGCTCAGAGCTTCACCGATTCGGTTGGTTGCCCGATTCACTTATCGGTGAGCTACCGAAAGAATGGAACGTACTAATTGGTGAACAAGAGAATAAGAACGCCAAGATTGCCCATTACACGCTAGGCATCCCTGAGTTTGACCATTACCAAAACTGCGACTTTAGTAAGCAATGGTTTAACACCAAGAGCCGTATGATGAATGGCCTTATCAAAATGAAGGAGCTAGAGCATGGATAAAGAAGATATGGCTAAAGCCTTGGTTAATTTGGACATGAAAGGACAAAAAGACCAAGAGCTGTACACCCAAACCATGATGGATCAATTAAACCGCATGAAAAGCAATCAAGTGGGGCAATTGGGTATAGATAATGATTTGGGATATGCAAATTTAAGGGCATACCAAAACCCAAATGCTTTACAAGGTGCGTTAGGTGTAATTACGCCACTTGGCAATTTAGAATATGCAAGAACAGCAAATCCCATGAGTTTGGAAAACTCGGTAGCGTTTAGCAACCAAATGCCAATTGGTAATGGTATGGCTCAAGTTGACTTGCTAAAAAGCCTAAGTACTCCTGAACGAACAACAACTCTCGGCTACAACGCACCAATGAGCAAAGGTCAATTCAGGGCATCGGCAACAACAGGTCAAGATGCTGAACGCCAAAAAGTAAAAGAAATGCAAATGCAATACTTGCAACAGCTAAACAAAAACATGGGAGTTGGCGTTTACGGCAAAAAAACACCTTATGACCAAAGCGTAGGATTGCAAGTGCAAGGTAGATTCTAATAAAAATAATGCTAAATAACTATGTCAACAACTAAAGTAGTCAAAAGTAGAAAGAAAGCAGGGGGAAGAGTCGCGGGTGTGCCCAACAAGACCACACAACAGGCAAGGGAGGCGATTGCTTTGTTTGTTGATGGTAACGCACACAGATTGGCAGAGTGGCTAGATGAGGTCGCTAAGGGCGTTCCTGAGCATGACATCAAACCCAACCCTGCCAAAGCGTTTGAGCTATTCCAAAGCGTGGTTGAATACCATGTACCCAAGTTGGCAAGAACTGAGATTACTGGCAAGGACGATGGCCCAGTAGAAATGGTGGTGACATGGGGCGGCGTGAAGTAATCTTGCCCTACAGCCCAAGGGCGGCATTCATGCCATTCCATGAGCGCACCGAGCGCTGGTCTTGTTTGGTTGCCCACCGTAGAGCTGGTAAGACCGTAGCGGCAATTAATGACTTGATCAAGCGAGCCATCACCGAGGGCAACAGGTCAGCCCAATATGCCTACATTGCACCATTTCGTAGCCAAGCCAAGCGGGTGGCATGGGATTACCTCAAGTTCTATGCCGCACCAGTAACTAAAGCCACCAATGAATCCGATCTGTCGGTGGAGCTGGTGAACGGTGCAAAGATCATGCTGTTTGGCTCGGACAATGCGGACGCAATGCGGGGCATGGGATTTAACGGCGTGTATCTTGATGAATACGGCGACTTTAAGCCTAGTGTGTGGGGTAATGTGGTAAGACCTACTTTGTCTAGCACTATGGGCTGGGCTGTGTTTGGGGGTACACCCAAGGGCAAAAACCAGTTCCATGACATTTATAAGGTCAGCCAGGTAGTGCCTGATTGGTTTCTGTTAAGGCTGCCTGCATCCGTGTCCAAGCTATTGCCTGACTCAGAATTGCAAGCGGCAAGGTCTCAGTTAAGCCAAGACCAATACGACCAAGAGTATGAATGCAGTTTTGATGCCGCTATTCTTGGGGCGTTTTACGGTCAAGAGATGCGCCAAGCTCAAGATGAGGGCAGGATTAGAGAGCTACCCTTTGAGCCTGAAGCAAATGTAATGACATCATGGGATTTAGGTTATCGGGACGACACCGCCATTTGGTGGTGGCAAGTGGTCAGGGGCGAGATTAGGGTGATGGACTATTACGCCGTCTCAGGGGCAAGCATTGAGCAGTTGGCAGACGTAGTTAACGCCAAAGGATACCGATACACCCGCCATTTTCTACCGCATGACGCAAGGGCAAAGACGTTGGCATCGGGCGGCAAGTCAATCATTGAACAGTTGGCGGCACACCTTGGCGGCTTAAGTAAGTTGGCAATAGTGCCTGAGATAGGTATACAAGACGGCATCCAAGCGGTGAGGATGATCCTGCCAAACTGTTATTTTGACTTCAGATGCGATGAGGGGTTAGAAGCGTTAAGGCAATATCAGCGGGAATATGATGAAGATAAGAAAACTTTTCGTCAAACTCCGCGCCACGATTGGTGCTCACACCCCGCAGATGCGTTTAGAATGTTGGCAGTAGCCTATCGACAAGAGGCAAAAGATCAAACACCGCCCAAGGGCAAGACCCTGCAAACCATCACACTTGATGAGCTGTGGGAATATGAGATGCAACATAAAGAGGAGCGAATATGAGCCAGCCAGTAGCAGAAGTCGGTGCATACAAAAACATCACCGCCACAGGCGCAGTCACAACAGGCCCATGCCAGTTGATTGGTTTTTACGTTAACAGCACAAGTTCAGGCACATTGGTGCTTAAAGACGGTGGCTCTAGCGGTACTGTAATGAGTGGCACGATTACGCCTGCGGTTGGGTTTCACCGATTCCCTGCCAACGTGGGGTCTAGCCTACACGCAACCATTGGCAGCACATTAGATGTGACGTTCTTCTTCTCTAGCGGTAATTGATCATGTACGAAGAAAACGGCGCATACGAGGGCGAAGACCCAGGCCCGTACTGGCATGACCAAATTGAGACCGCCATTAAGGTATTTGATAAGTGGGAAAAGCGCGGCTTAAAGGTTGTCAAGCGGTATAGGGACGAGCGTGATGCGATAGAGATGCCAAGGATGAAGTTCAATATCCTTTGGTCAAACATCCAAGTGCTGTTTCCTGCTTTGTATGGCAGACAAGCCAAGCCCGAGGTGTCACGCCGCTACATGGATCAAGACCCTGTAGGTCGCCTTGCATCCACCATGCTTGAGCGTGTTATGGAGTACGAGACTACCCAATTTGGGGACTTTGATGCGGCAATGAGTGGCGCGGTGCAGGACAGATTGTTGCCTGGTCGCGGTACGGCATGGATTCGTTATGAGCCTGTGATTGTTAATGACAATCCCGAGGTTGAGGGTGAGATGGAGCGAGAAGAATCGCAAGTCTACAGCTCTGTGGAAGAGCCGACAGAGCGCATTGATGCAGCTCACAGCCCTATTGATTACGTCTACTGGTCGGACTTCTTGCATTCACCAGCTCGCACATGGGATGAGGTTTGGTGGGTAGCTCGGGCGGTCTACATGACCAAGGAAGAGGGCGTAGAGCGCTTTGGTGACGTATTCAAGAACGTCAGCCTAACTAGCCAAAACACCGACATGGATGGCAAGAATCCATTAACCGCCAAGATGACTTACGACAAAAAGGCGATGGTCTATGAGATTTGGAACAAGCGCACAGGTAAGGTTTGCTGGATTGCCAAAGGTTATCCACAGGCGCTAGATGAAAGGGATGACCCGCTAGAGCTTGATGAGTTCTTCCCATGCCCCAAGCCGTTGATGGCAACCACCACCACAGGCACGATGATCCCTGTACCCGATTACTGCGAGTACGAGGATCAAGCGCAAGAGCTAGATAACTTAACCCAACGTATCTACCTGCTGACTAAGGCTTGTAAAGCGGTAGGTGTGTTTAATGCTGAGTTTAAAGAGCTGGCGCGGATGTTTAGCGAGGGCGTGGACAACAAGTTGTTCCCTGTAACTGGTTGGGCGGCAATGTCGGAAAAGGGCGGCTTAAAAGGCGCTATCGACATGATGGACACCTCGCAGATCATTGTGACCTTGCGAGAGTTGTATGCCGCAAGAGAGCAAGTTAAGCAGAGCATCTATGAAATTATGGGCATATCGGACATCCTACGTGGATCGTCTAAAGCCCAAGAAACCCTTGGTGCTCAACAGCTTAAGGCTAACTTTGGCAGCTTGCGGTTAAAGAGTTCTCAGGGTGATGTGGCTAAGTTTGCCACCGACATCTTTAAGCTCAAAGCGCAAGTTATCTGTAAGTTTTACCCGCCCGAGCTGATTGTTCAGATGTCAGGTGTGATGAACACGCCCGATGGTCAAGACCCGCAAAAATTGCAAGCGGCGTTGCAGATGTTGTCAGACAGCACCATTCGTGACTTCCATATTGCGGTAGAGGCTGACAGCTTGGCGCAGATTGACGAGCAGGCTGAAAAGCAAGGCGCACAAGAGGCAATCCAAGCTATTGGCTTATTCTTGCGTGAGGCGATTCCTATGATTAGCCAAGCGCCCGAGACCTTGCCTATGGCCTCTGAGATGTTGTTATTCTTGGTGCGCCGATTCAGAGCTGGTCGCGGGTTAGAGAGCGCGGTTGAAAGGGCAATGAAAGCCCTGCAAGACAAAGCGGATCAAGCTAAACAACAACCAGCAGGCCCACCGCCCGAGATGCTACAAATGCAAGCCGAACAGCAAGCCGAACAGATGCGAATGCAAGCACAAGCGCAGTCTGAACAAATGAAGATGCAAGCAGACGCACAATTGGCGCAAGCACAGGCACAACTTGATATGCAGATGCAACAGGCAAAAGCGCAAGCAGATATGCAATTGGCGCAAATGAAAGCGGACTTTGAAGCCGCTAAGCAAAACAATGAACTCCAAATTAAAGCCCGAGAAATGGCTGGAAAGGAAGAATATGAGCG